GTGAATACGTAACAAGAAAGACAACAATAACCCCGTTATCGTCAACTTGTCACTCTCTGCTGATGAGTGCTAACGACAACGGGGTTAAGTAAAATGAGGATGAATATCTATTAATAAAATATCACTTCACATGGTCCGTTGCAAGTGGTATTATTATTATGGTACAATAATTTGAGGAGGTGATCATATGCTATGGATTGATCTGATCGATATGTTATATCTTTTGATAGGTGTCATCGTTGGCTATGTGCTTTGCAGTCTTGTCAATCGCGATCTCTTGGATGACGAGTGCGAGTCCTGCGAGTACAGGGAATTCATTGAGGAGGTTTTAAATGATGAATGACAAAAAGAAAGCATGGGATTACCAGAAGGGCAGATACAAGCAGGTCAATATCAAATTTAATATGGATGATGACTATGATGCGATGCTTCATTACTATCTGACTGTAAAGACAAATAATGCAAGCAGACTGATCAAGGATCTCATTTATAATCACATTGCAGAGGAGGCATATCTGGAGCCATGAGAAGTTTTATACCACACAGCAGAATCAGAAGTACTGCGGATTCTGTTCTCAGGAAGACCTATTCAGAGCTGCGTTCTGTAGCGAATAAGAGGATCCAGAGACTTTCCGCGCAAGGTCTGGGAAGGAATCGTTCATTGTTCCCTACTATTCAGGAGATACAGGAATCCAGTCTTCATTCCATTGGATCCGCACTGGCAGATGTGCAGACGTTTCTGAGATCTTCGCGTACTACGGTAAAAGGTGAAAAGAAATTCATGAATGAATTCCGGGAGACAATGACTGAAAAGGGCTATGGTGATCTTGTTCAGACGAATGAGGATATCTATAACATGATAGACTACATGGATTATCTCCGGGAGGAATACAGTGAGAAGCTGTTTGATTCTGGTGATGCTCTGGATGTGCTGCAGGAAGGTCAGAGACTGAATATTCCTCAGGAGATGCTCCGCGAGAATTATGATCTGTTTGCCAGTAATCTTGATAAGATGGAAAAGCTCCGCAAGTCTCCGGGAGGCAGAGAATTTTCACAATCCAGAATCAAGAAGCTAATCAGGAAATGGAAATGATATACAATGTCGAAACTTTCGACTATTCAATAATAAAAGATACTCCATGTCAGAAGCGCAGGCCCGGGAATCAGGGGAAGCGTGAGAATAAGCGGAAGTATAAGAACCTGTTCTGCGCTTTCGACATCGAGAGCACGAATTATTCTGATCTGGAACAGGCCTTCATGTACATCTGGCAGTGTCAGATCGAGGACTACACCATTATTGGCAGATACTGGTCTGAGTGGCTCCTGTTCTGCGAGAGAATATGTCAGCAGCTGCAGGAGGATGAATATATCATGATGTATGTTCACAATCTCTCCTATGAATTCAGCTTCCTGAAGGGGATCTATGGATTTACTCCGGAAGAGGTGTTCTGCATCCAGCCACGCAAAGTCCTTAAATGCGAAATGATGGATCACATAGAATTCAGATGCAGCTATCTGCTGACAAATATGAACCTTGCGACATTCACTAAAAAGATGGGAGTGAAGCAGAAGCTGTCCGGTGACGAATATGATTATTCTGTGATCAGGTATCCATGGACGGAATTATCTGACAGGGAACTTGAATACTGTATCACAGATGTCAAGTCACTTGTTGAAGCATTGAAAGTATATTTCAGCATAGAAAACGATATATTTTATACCATTCCCTTAACAAGTACGGGCTTTGTAAGAAGGAACTGCAAGGAGGCCATGAGGCATTTCAACAGGGGAGAACTTAAGAACATGCTTCCTGACTATGATATTTACGTCCTTCTCAAACAGGCATTCCGCGGAGGCAATACACATTCGAACAGATATTATGTCAATACCATACAGGAAAATGTGGTCAGTTATGACCGGGTTTCCAGTTATCCGGATGTCATGATCAATGAATTGTTTCCCATGTCTCCATGGATCCGCGAGGATGACATTAATATCGAGAGAGCATGCAGGAAAATATTCAAGCAGAAAAGGGCATGCCTGATGCGCGTGTCATTTAAGAACATTCGGCTTAAAGACCCGATGGATGGGTGTCCATATATTCCGAAGCATAAATGCAGGAACCTTGGTCATCATTATAACGACAACGGGAGAATTCTCTGGGCAGATTTCTTGGAGCTGTCCTGCACAGATATAGATTTCCGTCTGATCCTGCAGCAGTATGACTTCGATGCTGCAGCGATCCATGACTTTTATCACTGCAGGTATGGCAAGCTGCCGAAACCACTTCGCGATGTTGTGCAGAAGTACTATCAGGACAAGACTGAACTGAAGAATGTTGAAGGATCGGAGCTGTTTTACATGCTGTCAAAGGCTAAACTAAACAGCATATACGGCATGACAGTGCAGGATATATGTAAGCGAAACATCTTATATGAAGATGACTCTTTCAAATTCGATGACGAGCTGTCTGATCAGGAACTATATAACAAGACCATCCAGAAGGCATTCATTTGCTACGCATGGGGAGTCTGGATCTGCGCCAGAGCGAGAGAGCAGCTGCAACTTGCAATTGATATGACAGGAGACAGCTTCGTATACTGCGACACTGATTCTGTAAAATTCATCGATGACGGATCAGTCTCATTTGACAAGTATAATAAGTCCAGAAAATCGGACAGCATAAAAAACGGAGGAGTCGCTACAGATCGGACCGGCAAAGAGTATTATCTTGGCCTTTACGACTATGAAGGACGATATCCGCGCTTCATCACAATGGGTGCTAAGAAATATGCTTATGAGGATGAGTCCGGGAAACTGCATATCACTGTCGCAGGATGCGGTAAAAGTAAGGGAGCAAAGGAGCTTGCTTCCAGAGGTGGCCTTGATGCCTTTAAGGAGGGATTTACCTTCTATGAAGCAGGAGGAACTGAATCTATCTATAACGATATCCGGGATCCTGTTAGAGTAAATATCGATGGACATGAGCTTGAGATCACATCCAATGTATATATCAAACCTTCAACATACACGCTGGGTGTGACGGGAGAATATAAAAGGATATTAAATCATCCAGCAATTTGGTTGACGCTAATGCAATAATTATGGTACAATACCATTGTCAGTTAATACTTATTCTTCCGGGAGGTAAATATGAATTATTATGTCACAGTGTCAGATTCGTCAAGGATACTTGAAAAGGTCCTTTTCGATGATCGCGACCGCGCACTGTATTTCGCGGAGCGTAGACGCAAGCAGGGTTACATTGTAACAGTTGAAGTTATAACTATAAAATAGGAGGAGAACAAATGGAACTTATCAAAGCATTTCCTGAAGAACTCGATCAGAGATCAATCTACAAAATGATGAAAAGCCCGGATGTCAAAAAGATGTCTGACGCAGATGGCAGCGTGCTGGATGTTGCTGCATGGATCCTGTACTCAGATGTTGACAGCAGGACCGCAGAGGTCAAGGAGATCCTGACCATTCAGACAACAGACGGAGAAATGTTCGGCACAGTGTCCGGAGTATTCCAGAGAGAATTCAAGGATATCGTCAAATTCTTCGGAGATGATGTCGGGATGATCAAGGTCACTTCCGGGAAGAGCAAGGCCGGCAGGAACTTCATCACATGCAGTGTTGAATAATAAGGACAGCAGGAGCCGGTGAAATGCCGGCTCTTTGCTTGAGGAAAGGACAATAACTCAAATGAAAACTCAAAACTCAAATTTACCCAGATATGGAATAATGGTGCATCGCAGGGGAACCAGCTATGAAGATGACTTCTGGTTCACTGACAACAAATTTTTCAGAATCCGCGAATTCTCGCATGAAGCTGCGGAGGCTGTTCTGGGAATCCTGAAGCGTCAATGGGGTGACGGATATTCATTCAGAGTGAGGAGGCTGGACTAATGGGAATATATTTACGTAGTGGTTATGTAGATATAGAGAGGATCCTGGGCTACGGGATCCCCTTTAATTTTATTTGCGGCGGCAGAGGAACCGGAAAGACTTACGGCGCTCTCCGGTTTGTATATGAGAACGATATCCGGTTCATGCTTATGAGAAGGACACAGGCGCAGTGTGATCTGATAAACAAGCCTGAATTCAATCCCTATAAGGTCATAGCGACAGATCTGGGCAGAGATATCAGAGTCCGGTCTATATCAAAATATAATGCTCTTGTATATGAATATCAGGGAGAAGATCTGGAAGATAAAACACTGGGATATACATGTGCGCTGTCTACTATTGCGAATATGCGAGGCTTTGACGCGTCAGATGTTAGGATACTGCTCTATGATGAATTCATCCCGGAACGGCATGAGAGAGCATTAAAGAATGAAGGAAGTGCATTCCTGAATGCATATGAGACTATAAACAGGAACAGGGAGCTGCAGGGCCGGCCTCCGCTTCAGACATTATGTATGGCAAATGCATTCAATATAGCAAATGCGATTTTTCTGGAGCTGGGCCTTGTTGGGATCTGCGAGAAAATGAAAGCAAAAGGTCAGGAACTGTATATCAATCGTGACAGGGGAATCCTGATCGCGCTGCTGGATAAGTCGCAGATAAGTCAGAAAAAGGCAGATACTGCACTATACCGGGTTGCCGGTGGTGCCTATTCGGAAATGGCACTGGCAAATGATTTCTCATATAATGATGCATCTGACATCAAATCGAGATCCCTGAAAGAATTCAAATTATTATGCACAGTCGGTGAGATCTCAATATATAAGCACAAGTCTGACCGGAAGTACTATGTCTCAGAACACAGGACCGGAACGGCTCCGGAATACAAGTCTGACGAGGTCGGCCTGAAGCGTTACCAGAAGAAGCACGGCCTCCAGCTGTTCTCAGCATACATGCGCGGAAATGTGGGATTTGAAAATATGTTGACAAAATCCCTGTTTGAACTATACACTATATAGAGATAATAATACATTATCGTCAACATGATGGGCTGCTGTCCAAGGCGATTCCCGGAAGGAAGGACACACGCTTGCCGGCGTACTATGCAGCCCATTATTTTCGGAGGTGGTTATATGGATGTTCAGGTTATCGGTCAGCTCATTGCTTCTTTAGGATTTCCAATAGTGGCAGCTGCAGCAATGTTCTGGATGGTCAATAAAAATGAAGAAAGACACAAAGATGAGATTGGGGATCTCAGAAAGACCATTGAAGACAATACCAGCGTGCTGGCGAGCCTGAAGGAACTTATCCAGATCATCGTAAACAAGGAGAGCTGAAATGTCACTGCTTGCAGAATCCAAAAGAAAGACATATTTTGAGAAGCTGGGCTTTGGTGAATATAATAAGGAAAATATAAAGAAGCTCCAGAAGAAATATATGCGCTCTGCGGATGTTGACGGGATATACGGTCCGGACACTGACAGAGTGCTTCGTCATGTTTATAACTGTTCCAAGGTAAAGAACTTCAAGCCTGAAGAATTCAAATGTCCATGTGGAAGATGCACAGGATATCCTGACTGGATGAAAGAGGTGGAGCTTAATCACATCCAGACGATACGCAGCCATTATGACAAACCGATGATCATAACTTCCGGGCTGCGATGCAATTATGAAAATAAGCGTGTCGGAGGTATCGCTAATTCTAAGCATAAGACAGGTTATGCTGTCGATTTCTATATGCAGGGAGTGACTGACACCATCGAGCACAGGAAGGCAGCACTCAAATATATCAGGATGCTTCCTGATCATCAATTCACATATGGTGCATGCATGGTCGATTCTGACGGAGTATACAGAACAGCTTCATGCATGGGCAATGCAATGCACACAGAAACACATAAACCGGCAGCAAAGGCCCCGGACATCATCCAGAAGGAACTTGATGCCTGTGTGACTCAGGCTGAGTGGATGAAGAACTACACATATGTATGGGAGAGTGAACCAACAATTCCAAAATCCAGATATAAGGGAACCTGCGTCACATATGTTGCATGCGTCCTGCAGCGCATAGGAGTGCTTCCGAGCGGAAAGTACATCTGGCATGATGAGTCCGGGAAGGTATATGGTCAGAACAGCAAGATGGATGTCATATACATGCCAGGAACTATTAAAGCCAACAAGAGCAAACTGAAGGCCGGGGATATCATCATGTGCGGTGACAAGCATGATCCAGGTGCCGGCAGTCATATCCTTATAATAAATGGAGGATGGCGCGGAAATGATCCTGTAGTCTGGGATAATCATTCCTGCGAAAGAAGAAAAGAAGGTTACTGGGGCAATTATGTCTATAATGGCAACAAACAAATTATTGCTGTAGTCAGATTAAAATAAGGAGGGAATCATGAACTACACAGATATTATTAAGCTGCTTGATGCAGGATACACCAGAGAACAGATACTTGAAATGAAGGACGAACCTGCTCCGCAGGAAGACAAGCAGGATGACAAACAGGAAGACAAGAAGGAACCTGATACCCATGACATCATGGAGAGCGTCATGACAGAGGTGAAGGATATGTTCTCTGAGATGAAGAAGGAGCTGACCGCGATGAACATTCTCAATTCGCGTCAGGAAGGGGATGAGCTCAAGTCCTCAGAAGATATATTAGCGTCAATTATTAATCCAACTAAAAAGAAGGAGTAATGGAGGTATAACATGAGTGTTAACACAATGGCATTTGAAGATGCTGCTGCGATCCTGAATAATATCAGGAAGCAGGTCACAGGTGAAACTGCAGTGGCTCCGCTGACAACAGCTGATTTTATCTCGGTTGCTAACACAGTACTGCAGGCAGGATATGATCCTGTAATGGGAGCGATCACACAGATGGTGTCCAGAACCATCTTCAGCATTCGTCCATATAACCGTAAATTCGGTGGAATCAAAATGGATAAGGAGCAGTGGGGTGCTATTGTTCGCAAGCTGGCGATCGCGGATTCCGACTGGGAACAGGATTCACACTTCGATCTGATCGATGGTCAGACGAAGGATCATTATGTCATCAAAAAACCGCCCGTCGTGCAGTTTAACTTCTACGGCAGCAACGTATTTGAAAGGCATATCACGATCTTCAAGAATCAGCTGGACAATGCTTTCTCAGGTCCTTCTGAATTCGGCAGATTCATGGCTATGGTCACCCAGAATATCATGGACATGATCGAGCAGAACCATGAGTCCATCGCAAGAATGACTGTCGGAAACTTTGTTGGAGCAAAAGTATCGCAGTCCAATGGTGTTATTCATCTTCTGACTGAGTATAATACTGAGACAGGGCTCAATCCGCCTCTGACAGCTACAACAGTATATGATCCTGCTAACTTCGGTGACTTCTGCAAGTGGGTGTTCGCGCGCATTGCAACACTTACGAGCCTGATGACTGAAAGATCGCAGGAATTCCAGATCAATATCACAGGAAAGCCTCTGAACAGGCATACTCCGTATGACATGCAGAAGGTATATCTGTATGCTCCGCTGATGAATGAGCTCAAGGCCAGAGTGCTGTCCGGAACATTCCATCCGGAATTCATCGACTATGCTGATGTTGAAGCAGTCAACTTCTGGCAGTCCATCAAGAGCCCGATGACACTGAATGTCACTCCGGTATACATGAAGGCTGACGGATCCTATGATACCGCAGCTGCTCAGAATATCACAAATCTGGTGGGAGTGATCTTCGACAGGGATGCTCTCGGATATACCATGATCGATGAAACAGCTGCTGTCACTCCGCTGAATGCGAAGGGCCTCTACTGGAATCAGTTTTGGCACGAAACCAGTCGCTGGTTCAATGATCAGAGTGAGAAGGGTATCGTTCTGCTGCTTGACTAACGCGCCCTCCTATAAACACAGGCGCAGGGGCCTTCGGGTTTAAAAATCCTGCGCCTTTGAGGTATGAAAAATGGCTTTCAAGGTAAATCTATATACATTATCTAAAAGAGACAATTCAACCAAACAGCCAACCGGAACAGGCAGTGAGTATAACTGTGTCCTGAAGTCAGGATCCGGGATCATGCATCCTACACTTTCATTCGACTTCGGCATCGCAAACGATCCTTCGCAGTATAACTATGCTTACATTCCTGCTTTTGACAGATACTACTTCATTGAGGAATGGTACTTTGAAAGAGCATTATGGACCGCGACACTGCGGATAGATGTTCTTGCAACATATAAAACTGAGATCGGAGGAACATCACTGTATGTTCTCAGAGCTGCGGGAGATCATGACGGAAGCGTTCTTGATACACTTTATCCTTCAAAGACAGGATGCAGCTTCGCCAGTGATACAAAAGGTAATCCATGGAATACAACAGGATGTTTTGTGATAGGAGTCGTGAACAAGGACGCAGCCTTCGGATCTCTCAATTATTATGTTCTGGATTCCGGAGATCTGAAATCGCTGTGCGGGTTTCTGACAGATTCTACGAATATAATCACTGAGGATAAGGGATTCATTCCTACGGAGCTGGGCATGGGTCTTCAGCTGTCACTTGTTGATCCGATCCAGTATATCAAGACATGCGTAATGCTTCCTGTGGCTGAACAGGAAATAAGCCCGATAGACATAGATCGGGAATTCCCGGTCTATAACTGGGAGCCTCATATAAATGGAAAGAAAATATATCCGGGAAGTCGGATATATAAAAACTATTCATTTACAATAAGCAAACACCCGGATACCGCATCCCGGGGCAATTATGTAAACAGTGCTCCATTCACAAAGATCACACTGACAATTCCTCCATATGGATGTATCGATATAGATAGCAGCGTAACATGCAATGCGTCAACGCTTGATGTGTCTGTCGATCTGGATCCGATTACCGGGAAGGGTGTTCTTGTTATAAGCTGCAATGGAATAATCCTTAACAGACTTGAATCACAGATCGGGGTTCCTATATCGCTTTCACAGGTAGTCAGAAATTATGTCGGAGCTGCTACCAGTGCGATGGGAGGTCTGGTCGGTGCAGTGTCAGGAGCTCTCTCTGGAGCTGTCGCAGGACCGGCAGGAATTGCTGCAGGTGCTATCATGGGAGGTGGTTCACATATTGGTGATGCTGTTCAGGCTATGCAGCCAAGAGCTCAGACCATAGGCTCCACTGGGGCATTCGTATCTAACAGAGGAGACTTCCGTCTTGATCACCAGTTTTTCCGTCCTGTCGCGGATGATAATACGCATAATGGCAGACCGCTTTGTCAGGTCAGACAGTTAAACAGTCTTTCAGGATATATGCTCATTCAGGACGGAGATGTCACGATCACAGGAACCAGCGCGGAAGACTCCATGATCAGATCATATCTGGAGAGTGGTTTCTATTATGAGTAGTGTTGCTGAACTGATGACAGCATGTCAGGCACAGGCCGTATGGATGGAGAATTCATCATACCAGTGGGAAAGCTGGCCTACGATTCCAAAATCCAGATATAAGGGAACATGCGTCACATATGTTGCTTGTGTGCTGCAGAGAATAGGCGCGCTTGAAAGCGGGCATTATATATGGCATGACACTTCGGGCAGAGTATATGGCGCGACAAATCAGATGCAGGTCATATATGTAAATGACAGATATCTGCATGCAGTCAAATCGCAGCTCATGCCTGGTGATATAATAATGGATGGAAACAAGCATGATGATGCTGGAGGATCTCATATATTCATTATCACAGGCCAATGGAACGGAAATAATCCTATCGTATGGGATAACCATTCCGGGCAGGAGCGTCTCATGGCATATGAGTACACCCGGAACCGGCCTGTAATAGCAATCGTCAGGCTGTTCGGGACCGCATTCGTGCCAAGGCTGACAAGAGCAGGGATGCTGAATAATCCGTACTGGTATAGTCTTAATCCGTTCTATCTCGCAGGATATGGTCTTCCAAACTGCACATGCTACGCGTGGGGTCGCTGGTTTGAAGAGTCCGATGCGGATCACAACTACACTCCGGTTCCTACCCTAAGTACAGGCAATGCTGAAGACTGGTTCGGATATACTCAGGATGGATATGAAAGAGGATCAACACCTCGTCTGGGTGCTGTCGCATGCTGGGCTGACGGTCCATTCTCCGGTGATGGGCATGTCGCAGTCGTTGAAGAGATAGATCCGGATACCGGTGTAATCACATGCAGCAACTCTGCATATGGTGGTGAGTACTTCTATATTACCCATCTAAGCCCTCCGGATTATCTTCCTGCTCCGGGATATGTCTTTCAAGGATTCATATATAATCCATATTCAGGAGGTGTTCCATGGGGTGGAGGCAATAAGGGATGGCTGTTTAAACGGCTCATATGGCGCAAAGAGGAGGCGCTGATACAATGAATGGTAAAACTTATAGTTATGACTTTATAAACAGATATAACTCTCATATAAAGCCATCTACGGCGCATAGCGCGGAGAATGCCACAACATGGTATTTTAAACGCTATCTTATACAGAAGATAATAAGCGTATTTGAATTCAAGGGGATCCCGGAGACATGGAGCAAGGACTACTTCCTTTATACACTGTTTGTCTTCGGATTCGTTGCGATAGTTGAAACTGACAAATTCGGAGTCATTCCGCAGTCATGCAGCCTGTACGGATATGATGTGTTCTACAGGCCAACAAATGTAAATGTGGCAAATCCCCTGCTCAGGGGCAATCTTACCCCGAGGATAGGAACTGAATGCGCTCTGATCAGGATGCAGCCTGACTATGGCAGCTGCTGGGATATCGTATCATATTACGCAGATCTGCTATCATTATGCACAGAATCAATAGCAGTCAATCTGGTCAATTCTAAGCTGGCTTATGTATTTGCCTGTGAAGATAAGACTGTCGCGGAATCCTTCAAGAAGATGTATGACCAGATGAATGAAGGAAATCCTGCGGTCTTCGCAGATAAGAAACTCTTTCTTGATGACGGAAGCCCTGCATGGGAAGCATTCCAGAATAATCTGAAACAGAATTATATTGCAAAGGATATCCTTGAAGATATGACAAAGATAGATGCGAGATTCTGTACAGAGATCGGGATCCCGAATGTGAACATGGCAAAGGAGTCTGGTGTGACTGATAACGAGGTCGAAGCCAATAATCTGGACACCAAATCGAAAGCTGCACTCTGGCTTGAAACGATTCAGGACGGGATCCAGCAGGCAAATGATCTCTTTGGGCTGAACATGTCAGTTGACTTCAGATTTAAACCTAAGGAGGTGAATGACAATGTGGATGTCGATAGCAGGAATGTATGAATATGATCCTTCCATATTTGACGGACTCGATGTTCCATCCTATACAGATAAACAGCAGGTCACGCATGTGGTAGATAAGAATGCTGTCATAAACAGTATACTTCTGAACTGTGCCGAGCTGGAGATCCTGTATCCGTCATTCGATACCATGAAGCTTGCCATCGGTGTCTGGAGTGCTGCTGAACAGGATACATGGAGAAAGATGTATGCCACTCAAATGGCTGAATATAATCCAATATGGAATGTTGATGCGGATATAGAAAATGACAGTACTGTCACGCACAGTGTGATGGGGTATAATGAAGCTACACAGTGGAGTAATGCTGACAGAAATGTGATATCTGATCATCAGCGCAGAACCGGAAATATCGGGGTGACAGCGACTCAGGATCTTCTTCAGAAGGAAAGAGATATCGCGGATTTCAGTATAATCCGCTTTATAACAGAATCATTTAAAAAACGTTTTTGTCTGATGGTATATTAAGGAGGTGTTAATATGGCAGATACTAAAATGACTGCAGGGATTAGATTTAATGACCCTGTCGCAAAATACATGCGCTTTGAAATAGATATACTGGAGATGAGGCTTGATGTTTATATTACCGCAGTGGTGGATGGCAGGGAAATCACATTCAGAGGTATTATAGCACGTTCGCAATGGATTCCAGTAGAGGAGGATTAAATTATGGGCATTTTCAGACAGTTTCCTTATACTAACTTCCATGAATACAATCTGGATGAGATCATAAAGATCATGCGCCAGATGCAGGACGAATGGGAAGCGACTAAAACAGAATGGTCGAGCTATAAAGAATATATAGATAATTATTTTGAAAATCTCGATGTTAGCGATGAAGTCCTCAGAGCCATGAGAATGTTCGCGGAGGATGGAACTCTCAATGATATCATTGATCCTACAATAGCTACAGAAACAGCTGCATGGCTGGCTGAGCATATTACTACACCTGAAACAGTAGTAATAGATAGCTCTCTTACTGTAGAAGGCGCAGCAGCTGACGCAAAGGCTACAGGGGACGCAATCGCGAAAACCAATTACCGGATCGGTGAAATAGGACAGAGCAGATTCCGCAGAGAATTCAATATCATCGATTACATGGACAAAACAGATGAAACCAGAGCCGGTGTCACTTATACATGGTCAGAAAAAGGATGTCATATAGAGGGAACATCAACAGCGACCAGTTTTAACAGGATCTATTATAAGCTCAATGAAATGCCTGATTTTATTCCGCAGGGTACTCCTATTATGGCTCAAATTGAATCGGATAATCCTGATTCGCTGGTCAGATTCGATATCCTTAAATGCATTAATGGTGAGCTCGCCGGTAACTGGATGGGAATAACTCCATCATATGAAGGTGATGGTGTATTCTATGGAGTGATCCCATCAGATACAGAAGGCCTTCTGATCAGAATATATGTAAGAAACCAGCTGACTGTAAATGAAAATGTTAGAGTTTCAATCATTCCACAGATATCAGAATATAATATTGCAAATACTAAAAATGCTATAGTTGCTGATTTTAATGAGCACATTGAAAATGGCATATATTTTGTATCCACAGGAATTGATCCTGAACCTCAGAACCTTCCGTATCATGCTCCGGGTTGGCTTGAGGTTGCAAATATCGGAGTTAAAGATAACACGGCTGCTCTACAGATATATTATCCATTCAATCCGGAAGCACATGATATCATGTTCCGCACAAAGATGAGAGGTGTCTGGACTAACTGGAAAGCTCTTGGATCCGGTGGAGGAGGTGAAGGAACGGTAATAGAAAATACTTATAATATTACAACATCGCCAACATTCACAACAGATAATAATGGATGGCTGCAGCCTGTAGATACTGAATCTGCTTCCGATGCGGGAAAAACTGACATGACAGGTGCTATCATGAGCATGCTTAATGATACTGGGTACTGTCATCTGGCTCCTGGAATATTCTATGTATCAGGCAATATTGATATGCCTGAGGGCTCAGAGCTTGTAGGATGTGGAAGAGATACCATAATAAGGCTTCTTAGCAGCACTGACACAGGATATATTGTAAGAGCTTCACAGCATAACACTGTAAGAGATATCCGTTTCAGCGGTGGATATTCAGCTCCTGACATCACTGTAGGAACAGTAGGAACCAGACATGGTATTGCATTTATAGGCAATGATGACGGCTCTGAACCATCGATCCCTGCAGCACTGCCAAGCTCAATCAGCAATTGCTGGTTTGAAAACTTTATCGGATCAGGCATCTGGTGTCATAATTCTGGCAATAACACATATCAGGCATTGCTGGTTAATAATTGTATGATCAGAAACTGTAGAGCAGGTATCAACATTGATTACAGATCTGAGTACATGAAGTTTGTGAACATTGTAATCACCAGATGCTACTACGCTTGTGTCAATAATGGAGGCAATAACATCTTCATTAACTGCACATTCCATGGGACCATAGGAATGCAGCTGAATGCAGGATATAACACAGGACATGGCTCTGCTGTGGGATGTATATTCAACCACAGTGACAGCTGGAATGATGCATCGAGCTTAGGAAACGGAATTGGAATACAGATAAATGGTGTGAATAATGGATTCATCTTCGCAGGATGCCAGATCTGGTACAGTCAGATTGAGGTCCTCAATTCCAGAGGTGTATCATTCAATGACTGTCAGTTTGGTGGTGGAACTCCGAAGATCACTATCACAGGATCTTATGGTGCATTCTTTAATGGATGTATCTTCCATGCTACCCCGGATATAACAAAGAATGCAGGTACAAGATTTAATAATTGCTATCTTGATAGCACCAGTGCTATAATCAGTTAGAGACATTTTATAATATCCTTTCTCAAATAACCCCGTTATCGTTAGCACTCATCATCAGAGAGTGACAAGTTGACTATAACGGGGTTATTGTTGTCTTTCTTGTTACGTATTCAC